CACTTAAACCACCTGAAATATTACCACCTAATGTTAGATGATTAGCACTACTACCAGACAGTAAAGTCATTATGCTGCCGACTGTCGTTATTGTAACATCAGGCTTAAACCAAACAGACATAGCATATACCTGCGTAGAAATAGCCGAAGCAAAACTCAGATATTGATTAGTGCCGTTTAGTTCTAGTGAATAAGTATTTACAAATGGCGGTACTTGCGTGTCTCCTTCTAAGGCATAGGTGTCAGTTCCAGCGTTATAAATATTAATAGAAGCATACTGACCAGCAGTAGAAGTCTTATTACCAAACCCGTAAACAATAGTACCCCCTGATCCCTCGATCAATACAACGCCTGTGCCTGANTGAACTACTGTACAACCAAACCCTGAATTTAATCCACTAGGTAAAGTTACTATGATTTGAGAACTATTTGAGCAAACNATAACTTTNCCGTTGTCACTGTTTGATAGTGTACGGGCAGTAGTGCTTTCCGATACAGTACCTGCTGCTCCCCCTACACCTGTTAAGTTACTTCCATCTAAAATAGGTAATGTATTATTAGCAGACAACTGAACTACATTACCTATAGATACTCCTACATCTAACAGTGCCGCAGTACCTAATACTAGGTCACTTATATCAGCTTTAAAAAGAGAGACAGTTCCTGTCNTACCAGCGACTGATTGTACCGCTTCTTCCCCACTTTGCAAAGCACTATCTGCTTTATCTCCTTGAGCTGTTGTAGCGTAATCTGAACTTGCTGTTGTAGCTGCTGTACCTAGTCCTAAATCTCCTCGTATTGCTGATAACCCTGTAGAATCTATTGCCCCTAAACTTACAAAGTTAGTACCATCAGATGCAATCATCGTACCGTTTGCTTGTGCAATGGTAGAGATGTCAGTCAAGTTAGAAGCTAGTGATTGAGTGGCTGCTTGTAGTTCAGATACTNTTACACTAAACGTTGTACCTTGTGAAGTATCGTTGAGGGGTAAGATGTCGTTAGCGGCAGGTGTCGCGTTTAACGGTACAAGTTCGGATATTTTTTTATTAGCCATTTAAGAACAAAGGTTAGAAGGTAAAGTTTATAATAGGAAGACTGAATGGACCATATAATTGTGTTGTTGTATCTCTAGCCCTGTACGAAGCTCGTAAAATATCTCCAGAAGAAAACTGAGAAGACAAATCAAAAGTTCTAGTAGGTGTTGGAGTTTGAAATATCAATCTTTTAAGAGGGCTGAATCTAATTAAGAACAAATCATACCGATCCGCATTAGGTACTGCATCATAAGTAAACACTGCAATGCTACCTGTTATTTCAACACTTAGTGTACTATCAGCGTTTGTATAAATGTTAGCTGTAGGTGGTACTGGTGACCCTTCGTCAAACTGTATTATCTCTCTAGCTTCTGTTAGTATTACCTGATTGGCTTCTGTTAACAGTGCATCAGTAATCGCATCAAAACCGTACAGCTCTTCAAAGCTAGGTCTTGTGAATTGATTAGGTAAACCTTCTAGTGAACTAGGTTTTAACTGTTCTGATGGAAAGGTGATTGACATTTGTTTTTACAAAGAGTGTGTAGTTCCTCTGGCGTGTACACTGTAAGTACCATCTTGATAAGTACTTATGTTACCTCTAATCTTTTCGTAATGTCCGTGGTCATCTCTAATCATAAATGATCCGTTAGCTTCTACAGTTTCCCTGTGTATTACAAACCAAATACCTGCAATCTCAGCTTCAATGTCCACCACTGCACCGTTAGTAACAGCACTTGCAGCTATTACAAAGGTCCAACCTTTTGCTCTTTCAGATGAGATGCTACTACCAGGTGCTGCACTTGTTGCTCCGTCTAGTAAAGTCTTTTTAAATAAAGTAATTAAATTATTCATAGTAATAGTAGTAGATTAAGATGGCATCTGTATTCCTGCTTGTCCACCTTGTAAACTCATTGTAGGTCTACGTGACACAGTCAAACGTTTTGTTCCTTTTTTCCTTACACCTGAAGTACTCGTTCTTTTCTTAGGTGATCCTACTGTTGAAGCTGTTGCTGTAGGTGGAGGTGGTGGAGGTGGAGGAGGTGCTGGTGGAGGCAAAGGTTCAGGCATCTTTGGTGAGGACATACACATATCTAGTCTTTTGTTAAAATGTTGTTTTGTATTTGATCGTTATAAGTTTGCCTAAGAAATCTGATTACAGATACTTGACCACTCTTAAACCAAACATCTTTTTCTGTGTTCGTCAAGTCAGGACATTTGTCAGGGTATAATTGTTCTAAGCGTTTAATCATAGCCTCGCTTATAGCTGGCATTAGTTCATCTTCCATTATTGCGTGTCTCCAGTCCATATATAAAGTGGTGTCATTTCTCCTACGTAAGCTCCTCCAATGTTGAAACTAAAGAACTCCATAGCATCTTCCATTGTCATGTCATCTCTAATCATAAGTATCTCTAAGATTCCTTCAATAGAATAAACATATCTTCCATCGTTGTACTCTTGACCTATGATAGCTTCATCAAATCCATCTGCTTTTATCTGCTCTTTTTCTATAGGTGCTATCATTTATTATAACTCCTATCATCTAGTTCACTAGGTAAACTACCTTTTGTTATTTGATCTTCGGTCCACAGGAACGCACTGGCATTCCACAGTATAGCACCTGCGTGATCTTCTGATTCATCTCCTTCACTAAGTGCTAACAAATGTCTACTCATGCTATCTATTAATCTACTGAGTGGGAATCCGTTGTGCCAGTTGTTATCTCCGTAGAGTTTTCCTCCTTCTTCAAATCGTTTGGCAAGGGAGCGAAGGGCGATTGGAGGAATAAGGCTGAATCGTCCTCGTCCAGTAGCCCTGTCACGCTTCGCACCAGAGGCATAATGTTCTTTCTCTCCTGAGTTTGGTAGTTCTTCGGTGTCCATAATTTTGTTATCTGTTTTTGTTTTTTATTGTATTCTTGTTTTCTTAATAGTCTAGCCATCCAAGCATTCATTAAGGCATCTTGTTCATCTTGTCCTTTCTTCTCGTACATTGCGACAACAGATTCCCAAGTGTATCCGTGTTCGTCTAACCACTTCTTAGCAGTCACAGCTCCTACTCCTTTTGCACCACTGAATCCATCTGTTGAATCTCCCATCAGTGATTGTAGTAGGTGGAAGTTATCTGCTTCTTCTTCAGTAGGTTCGTGGTATTCTTCTCTGTTATAATCATAGAAGATTCCTGGTACACTCTTGAAGTCCTTGTCTATTGATACAATGATTCTCTTGTCTAACCTGTTCGGTCTTTCAGTAGCTAAGATACTTAACACATCATCTGCTTCTACATTAGCCCACAGTTGTGCGTCTAGTTCCTCTATCATCCACTGCTTCATAGGCTTTAAGATGATAGGTAGTACTGACTTCCTTCTGTTAGATTTATAATCAGGGAATAGTTTCCTTCGGAAGTTTGCTCGGTCACTAAGTGCTAACACTACTTCATCTGCTTTGAGTAGGTCTTTGAATTGTTCTATCCTTCCTAGTACTCTTTGCTTTGCTACTGCCATGTCTGCGTGTACAGTCCAAAGCTCCTCTTCCCATTGTATATTTTCTTGTGCTATGATTGACGATTCAAATGCTAACACATCAGCGTCAATTAGTATGGTTGTTTTACTCATAGAATATGCTCCAGTTCTCTTGGTATTTTTTATATCTTGATTTACTTTGCGGTAGTACGCTTAACTTTATAGATAAAGCTTTTATTTTTTTTCTTGGTATCATCCACCAAGTGTCTTCAGGTATAACGTAGCATCCTACTACATCTATAGTATCACACATGGAAGCCTTGTGAGCTAATCCTGTACTTGTGCTCACTGTATAACTATTAGTCGATGACTTATGTGTTGTTGATTTAATCTGTACCTTTAATATACCAGCAGGGCAAGTGACAATGAAGTCCCAAGGCATAGGTGTGGTAGGTACGTGAGGTTCAAAGTCTCTCTCTAGACATTCTGTTATAAACCTTGATTCTGATATTGCTCCTATCCTCTGCGAGTTTGATGAAGGCATTTCATTGTTGTTGTGTTGATTCTTCCAGTCCCAAGAGACATCTAAATCAGTTGTATCATACAAGTTTGCAAGGGACAAGTAGTAATCGTATTCAAGTTCTAGTGTGTCTGTGACCATGACTCTCCTATCTTGTACTCACCATCCATCGGACAGTTTAACTTTAACTCTTTACCTGCTGCCTTGATTGCTTGTACTGCTAACTGTCCGTATGTCTCAGCTTTCTCAGGTAGTACTTCAGCTTGGAACTCATCGTGTATGTTACCTACGAATGTATAGTCCCTGCCGTGTTGCCATTCAAGACTCTGTAGTTTGCTGTACAACTTTATCAAAGCTACCTTCATAACTACAGCACCTGCTGATTGAAGTAACATATTAAGTGCAGAGTGTGGACTTCTAATAGGAAGTATCCTTCCATCTATACCCACCAGTCTTTTACTTCGTGTTACTTTTTGTTCGATACCTTTCTTCAATATCTTTAAAGCAGGTAAGTTAGAAAGGAACTTCATCTTTAATATCTTTCCTTCCTTTAGACTACCACCTACTATCTCTCCAATCTTTCCATCTCCTGCTCCGTAAAGGAATCCATAGATGAATGTCTTAGCTTGATCCCTAGTCTTTAACCCTGCTGCTTTCTGATTCACAGTGTGGATGTCTCCTTCTAGTATATTCCTAGCGTACTCTCCACCATCCCAGTTAGCTAAGTAGTGAGCAAGCATACGAAGTTCTAACCCACTAGCGTCACAACCTACTAATTTATATCCACTCTTAGCGATGAATAAACTACGGCACTCTTCACCATAAGGAACTCTACCAGCAGGTACTTGAGCTAGGTTAGGTGAGGAGTGAGTACATCTACCTGTGACTGCACCGTTTGTATTGACTCGTCCGTGTATCCTGCCATTCTTAACTAGCTTAAGCCATCCATTCTTGCCGTCAGCTAATTGTCCTAGTCGTTTGACTACTAATAGATACTCTAATAAAAGCTCGGCAGCTGGATGGCTTATTTTTTTAAGAGTAGCTTCGTCTACCTTTACAGTCTCTCCGTCATTACTAACTGGAAGTTCAATCCCTAGTTCCTTAAATCTTTCTTTGATCTGTAAGCGACTGCCAGGATTAAACGGTGTTACTTTTTCTTGTGTCCCGATAGACTCAGCATCTTTAACTAGGTTCTGTACCATGCCTCTTTTCTTAAGTATATCTTTTAACTTAGCTTTGGTAGGTGCATTGATTATCTCTACTCCATCCATGTGTTCAATCTTTAAGGACCATCCAGCAGAGGACTTCATCTGTTCAACTTTAGGTTCAAACATTTTTTGCAGTTCATCCTTCAAGCGAGCAGATACAGTGTTAAGTTTTTGTTCTAACTGTTCTGCTTTATCCACATCAAACTCAAACCCTTTGCTTTCCTGTAGTCTGATGATGTAAGCGAACCAATGTTCTACTGCTAACATCTTCTTACTAGGGTTCTGATTTATTAGGTACTCATACAATGTCTTTGTTACTATGACATCTCGTTCACAGTACTTCTTCATGTCTTCATTGTAACTGTCCCAAGCACCTTCTTCTTCTCCGTAAGATAGCTTTAATATCTCACCCATCCTGAGACCCCAGGCTTTTAAGCTGTGACTACCAATCATTTTAGTGTCAAAATTTTTCCTACTAAAATCATCTTCCTTTAAGTCTGGATTCAAACACCTACTCATAACGAGGGTGTCTTGCACTTTGACTAAAGGAGGATAGAAGTTATACAGTTTAGATAGGGCAGGTAGGTCAAAGCCTATGATGTTATGACCGATGATCTTGTCTGCTTTGCTTAACATATCTAGTCCTGCNCTCATGCCGTCACCCTCAAAGGTAACCATCTTACCTCCTATTGGATCATACACACTCATGCAATGACAGACTTTTAAATCATTTAGATTAGTGAAGTCTTCAATGCCGTTGGTTTCTATATCGAAGAATAGTATTTTCATATTATGCTTGTTCTCTCTCCTTTTGCCATTTGTTAAACCAAACCATCTTAGGAGCTTCCTTCGCTGATATACACTCAAAATCATGTGCTACTGTCAGCTTAGAAATGAGCGTTAAGTATTCGTGGTATAAACAACACCACTCACTTTGTATTTCTCCTTTATCTGCTACCTCAAGACCTAGATTTTTATATTTCAAACCCACCCACCTTAGCTGCTCAATAACATGATCGAGTTTTATGCATAAAGCTTTTTGTTTATTAGGAAGCGTATCTGGATCGATACTTGAAGTTAATATAATGTCTGTGGCACGATGCCTGATTTCAAGTAACTTATCCTCTGTTGACATCGATTCAACAAATGTAATCTCAATTATTTTAGCTGCTAGTTTTTTTATATATCTATTCATATTTTTAAAACGGTGCTTTACCGTTATTGTTAGTTATTGTTTTGTCTTTGAATACCTCTTCATCTTCGGTGTAACGAGCACTGTCTGCATTGTAATACAATGTAGTTGCCAATCCTGTCTCACCACTGAATCTATTTTTAAGTACTCTTACTTTTGTTTCGTTGCTGTCTTCTTTCTGTTGGTTTCTTTCTAGTCCTATCACCATGTCACTTAGTTGTGAGATTGAATGACTACCTCTCAAGTCACTTAACCTAGTAACTCCTCCCTCTTCATGTCCTCCTCCGTTAGGTGGTCTTCTAAGGTGAGATACTAACACCATTCCACATCCAGTCTCTTCCACTAAGCTTCGTAGTTGTGTCATTGTGTTATCAATTAACCTTCGTTCATCATCTCCTTGGATACCACTAACTACAATAGATAGATGGTCAAGGAATATCCACTTACATCCTAGCCCTTTGCACAGGTAGCGTATCTTTGATAATAGATTATCACTTTCTGTACTTCCGAAGTGGTCATAGGTATAGAAGTTTCCGTTACCTACAGTCTCATCGAATGCTTTTCGTAACTCCTTCTCAGTCAAGGTGTTCTCCATGTGAAGAGGTTTCTTAATGTGGATACCCATGATACCTAACGCTGTCCTTCTAACACTCTCTTCAAGTGCGATGTAACCTACCGTCTCTCCAAGTCCAAGAAGGTGGTGACAGACTTCGCGACAGAACAAGGACTTACCTATCCCTGACCCAGCACAAAGTGTTACCAGTTCTCCTCTTCTAATACCGTGTGTCATTTCATTTAACGAGAGGTAAGGATAAGGTTGGCACTCTGAAGTGTCTTCCTTTATGACTGCTTGCCATATCTCTTCTCCTCCTACTATCCCATCAGGTCTATACTCTCTCGCTTGCCACAAGCAATTAACTAACTCTTCGCTACGCTTGGCTACGATCATATCACTAGCATCTTTTAACGGTAGCTCTGCGATGGATGCCTTGCCTGGAGTTAGAAGACCAGCACATTCTGTTGCTCCCTTTCTTCCTGGGTCATCATTATCAAAGCAGAAGATTACTTTTTGAAAGGACTCCAACCAATCGATTGATTGACTAACGTACTTCTTTGCTGCTCCTGCTCCATTCGGTACAGATACTACTGCCCACTTGTTTCCGAATGCTTGTGAAATACTTAACGCATCCACCTCACCCTCACACACCACTACTCTTCTTCCTCCATCCTTCCAAAGGTGCTGACCATATAAGCCAAGCAACTCTCCTCGAATGTGGAATTGTTTATTCGCAGTGCGTATCTTTTGTCCTACTAATGTGCCATCTCTACTTCTATAGTTCGCTATTTGGACAGGTTCTTTATTGAAGTATCCAATTTGATACCCCCACTTCTGACATGTCTCACTTGTTAAGTTCCTTCTTGTTATATCTGTGTACTTACCAGTAAGAAATGATGCTTCACTGTTGTTACTACTCACCTTTACAGTTCCTCCTTTAGGTCTACTGTATGTAGCACAGCTGAAACACATTGTGCTTCCGTCTGCGTTGACTCCGACAGCGTCACTCGACCCACACTTTGTACATTGCTGATGCGTGTTAGTGAAAGCCATGACTTTGGTACTTGTTTATGTGCATATAATATTCCTTTCTTTTCACACCACATTGCATAAGTAGTCTTACTACCTTTGCGTATTTTATTGTAGGCGTTTTGAAATAACAACCTGATGTCTAGCTCAGGATGTTGTTCTTTGATTAGTAAATGCTTAGACCTATCCTCCGTGACCCACCTTCCCTTGGTCTCTACTATGATTCCGTTGGGAAGAATGAAGTCAGGAGTGTAGGTACTAAGTCTCTTATACTCAATGACTAACGTCTCGTACTTGTAATCTATTCCGTGACGCTTTAACTGAGCAGCTATTCTCTCTTCAAACCCACTCCTAAAAGTCGGCAGTGAGTGTGTCTTCTTCTTCTTCGGCATCAAGTGCTTGGTCCAGGGTTTCACCTCCGTTAACATATCCACCTTCAACAGCAGTGAACCCAAATGAATCAGCTGCTTGTTCTGTGAACTCACCCTCTGACAATTCAATTACTTGAACAGCTAATAAATCTAACGATAATCCTACTCCTAACAAGGAAGTGTACCAAGTCTTAGGGCGTACGTTAAGGCGTACCTTTGAACCACCTCGTACTATTGTTTCTTTGTCCCAAGGATTACCCTTTGAATCAAACAATCCAATTGAACGAGTGTACGTACTACCAGTCTTCTTACTTATTCCGTTAACAGGTTTCAACTTTGCTTTTAGGATGTAAGAATCTCCTTCAAGTTGAATCGGTAACTCATAGGACTTAGCTTTCTTACCAAGCTCCTCACTTTTCTCCAGTATTGCTTCTTCAAAGATAGGTTTGAGTTGCTTTACAATAACTTCACCTTCTTCTTTTGTTAACACTAAGCTACAGCTGTACTCACCACCCTCTACGAACTTAGTACTCGGTGTGTTAACCCAAGGATACTTAGCAATTCCTACAGGTGTAGTGATACTGTCTAATTTTGATCTACTTTTTATAGCCATTTCTTTCTTCTTTCTATTTGTTGTTTTATGAGAACAGGTACTGGCAGTCGTTTAATGCAGACACGTCAAGTGTGCCTAGTTCTGTGCTGTCTTCCAGTTCGTTCGTTCCAGTTTGTGTAGCGACTTCGTTGTTGAACTTATTCCCGATGTCGTTACTAAAAATCTCTTGGTATATCTCTCTCAATTGTTGGTGCATCTTCGGTGCGTTAGGGCTTTGAGTTGCAAAGCTGTCATGTATAGATGAGACATCACCTTTGAATTTGCAAGCTAAAAAATGTACCACACTAGCATCGATACTGTGTATCACGTTGGGTACAATAGCTTTAGCCATCTGAGAAGGACAAATTAAATTGTTATCTCTTCGGTACTTTACTTGAATGCTTTGCATATTAAGGACAGATTTAACGTAAAGGTTATCTTTCTTAACAAGCTCCTGTTCAATAGGTAATCCAAAGGGTGAAGTCCACGTAAATTTTTTATCACACTTTCGTATTTGATTCTTCAACTTTTTCATGAAGGTAATCTGTTTACCGAGCATCCAATTTGCTACTTCATTAATCAAGGTAGCAAGGTAGAGCATAGCTTCCACATATTCAGTGTTACTAAATGGATTGACTCGTCCGTTACGGATCTCCCTTTTGAATACATCTTCTACTTCATCAACACTAGAGTAGCTATTCATTCCAAAAGGTTTACACATTACTATCTTCTTTACATACTTCCTTGTAATCCCCCACTTTAACCAGTCACCAGCAAGAGAGTGTCTGTGCTTATTAGTGTGCAATCTAGTATTTACACGGTCACATATCTCTTGGTATAAATCTTTTGGTTTATCTTGTGGTACTAAGTTTGTCCACTCTCCAATCTCCTCATCTTTTAAAAGTAAAGATAGAATCTGTACACCATTACAAGTAGCGTCCATGTGACAAGGTAACCTCGTTTCAAATCCATATCCTTCCTCCTTAAATGCTTGGTATTCAAAACAAAACGCCAGGAAAGCCCAAGGATCAGAAGCTTCTTGCCAATAGTCATTGTTAAAAGGATCAGATGCACATTCTTTTATCTCATTTTCGTGGTCTTTTACCCAAGCAATGCGTTCATCATAAGTCCCCTTTGTACCCCATACATTTGCTCCGTGAATTAACAACCACCTGCTCTCCTCCTCGTTAGTAATTGCTACGCTATTGTAAAACTCTAAGCAACTCCTTCCAAGGTCACAACTTTGTGGGTTAACATAGCTAGGTACATAATACACTCGTCCTCTGTAATCCATTTGAACTGGAAAGAAAAGCTTGTCCTTGTCAGCGTATAACTTACAGACGTGTAGGATTTTTAAACACCTCATCCTTTGTCCGTTAGTCCGTTGGTTAAACTCATAGATATACTTTGCCTTCTTCTTCCACTCGATAAAAGCTTCAGGGTCTTTCTGTACTAGTCCTTCTACTGGGTCAAGTGGTTCAAGTAACTGACTCTTTTGCATAGCTCCAATGGACAAGTCATTTTCCCACGCCCATTGCATGACTTCGTATAACTTTTTATTCAATCGATACGGTACATTTTGCAAGTTGTTTAAAGGTTCAAAAGCCTTGGATAAATCCCTCGACATATCACTTCGTTTCATGATGGGAAGTTGTGGAAGTTCAATCGAACTGTACCCACCACCCCAGTTGTCATTCCATTCAATAGGTTTCTCAAGAGTAGCTAACCAAAAGGGAGACAAGACTTCACAGTGTTCATCATACTTCTTGATCCACTCGTACATCTTAGGGTTTGGAACTAGTATCTTCTTTGTCTTTCTCCCTTGGCAGAATCGATCACGGACAGAAAACAAATTGGTTTGTAAGCGTATCACTTCTAATAACCAACATCCAATCACTGCTTTATGGTGTTGTTTAAAAAGATCAAAGCGTTTATACCTTCCTTGTTTGTGGAACTTCCTTTCCTTTGCCCAGAAGTGGGACATAAAACGATACCTACTCTTCGCGTCTTTTCTATCCCTTTCAAGTAGCATCCAATCGCTTTTGTTCATGTGCTTTTTAAAGTAACGGACACGTACTTCATCTTCTATTGCTTTTGCCATTTCAAAACTCGCAGCAGTAATGTTTGGTTCGTCAATTAACAAATCAAATAGCTTCTTAATGCCAAGATATGCAATCACACTGGGTTCTAAATCCCAAACAAAAGGAAGCCATAAAGGAACAGGTGCATCTGGCTTTGAACAGTCTTCAAAGTACCTAGCAATTGCATTCTCTACGTCCTCATGTATCGCTCGTCCTAGTCTCTTATAGCTTGGTTGTTCGGACAGGTAATTGTTATCTTTATATACCTCCTTCATCTTCCTGTACCTGTGCTTTCCCCACTCTACCATCGACTGTTCCCACATATCTTCTTTTGGGTGTCCACTTACTCTTTTATTGCTCACTTTTAATCTTTCTTTTTTTAATTTCAAACTCTCTCCACTCCTTCGGCTTCCTTCTTGGTATGTCTGTTCGTATCAATCGTCCTAACTCATCGTAACCTAATTGGTTATTCATCCAAAACAATTCAAACTTTTTCTTTACCTCCAATTCAAACTCTCTCGTGGTATAATATACTTCATCGAAATCTTCATCACTACTCATCGGTCTCCTCCTCTTCTTCTAACATCTCTCGCTCTCTCTTTGCTTTCGCTAAGGTCATGCAATCAGGTTCTTCTTCCTTATCTTCTTCAAGTTCATTGTGCCAGTATTTATTTTCCATCATTGTTATACTCCTCTAATAGTTTCTGTAAGGACAGGTAAAGTTCAAAGTATTTATGTTCGGGATCAAGCACTCCTTTGAAGTGCTCGGTCATTATATAGTGCATGGTTTCTTCTATCATAGTATTCTTTCAGGATGGTTTAACTGTACTCGTATGTACTCACCATTCTCATCTTCATCAAGGTCAGCAATATTATAGTCATCTGTTTCGACTATGTTCTGAGCTAATATCTCAAAGTTAAGGTTCAATTCTACTATATCATTTCCGTTGTGATCTTCTATTTTTATTCTTGTCATATTTTTTATTGGTTGGTTTATATATTTAAAATCTTTAGGTGTTATTTCTGTTCTCATTGGTTGGTTAGTTGATTGTCTAATGCATCCTTCTATGGTGCTGTAATTCATCTAGTCTGTATATAAGAATCCTAGACTCAGCAAGAAGATTAACATAAACATTAGTAGCATTTCTAAGCTCATAGTAATTGTAGTTGTTTGGTTGTTTTTTCTGCTCCCCATTGTTCAGCCATCGCATCTGCTATACCTTGGAATGTTTTACTGCGTAGCTTCTGTCTCTCTGCTTTGGTTTTAGCTGTAGCCAATGCGTCAGCGTACCATTTAGGATGTCTCTTACCACTTTTGAATGTAGTAAATTCACCCTTACCCACGATCTTTGTAGGCTTTAGATTAGGTAGGTTCTTTAACCATAAACAGGTAGTCTTTTGTGCTTCATCTCCGAATTGCCAAGGCTGAATAATCTGATCGGGTTTTCTTATCTCTGAACTGATGCAACTAACTGGATTTTCTATCGCTATTTTTTCTATTGGTGCATTCATTAAAGCACGGACAAAGTCAAGACCTTCCTCTCTGTTCTTCCATCTCTCCTCGTTTCTACTCTTATCTTTATTGTACAACCATCTGTTGCCACTTACTGCAAGATAAGTACAAGGTGGATGAGCAATCATCATGTCCCAACCATCGTTTATAACATCAAAAACAGAGCCTTGATAATGTGGTCCAGGAGAGTCAGTAGGTAACAAATCACAAGACATAACATCATGCCCCTGTTTTATAAAAGCATCTCGTACTGCTCCACTATATTCACACGCTATTAGTATCTTCATTTAATTAACTCCCTTGCGTGTAAGAATTTCATGCCTAGCATCTTTGCCAAGTCTCTTCCTCTCTCATTTACATTCTCAATTCCGTCTCTCGTTTCAATAGTAGATATCTCTCGCTTTTCAATGACACCTTTTAAGCTCTTACTTTCAGCATAGATTCCGTATCTTTTTATTATGGTTCTTTTCTTTCTTATCTTTTTCATGTTTTGGTTTTATTTCTTTCTGTTGGTTAGTTTTGAAATTGTTCAAAGATACTATCAAATGCATTTTGGAATCTATAATCTAGTTCATCTTTAGACCAAGCAATGTAGTGACCAGACACTTTAAAGTGTAAGCCTTCACTATCAATCTCAAAATTTTTATAACAATTATTTTCTTTAAATATCCTTTCAAGTTCTTCTGTTGCTAGTTGCTTCTTTAAATCATCAGCAATAACAATATCTGATTTAATAAAGGTTATGTTTTCCTTTAGTGTTTTCAGTTCTTCAGTTACATAAGCGTAAGCTGAATCTTTAGTGTTATTTTTTTCTATTATATATTTCATATTATTGGTTTGGTTTTAGTGTCAACTTTGTTGATTCGTAGCAGAGCTACTCATTTTCTTTAGTTCTTTAAGAACACTTTTATATTGCTCAATCTTTTCCTCATGACTACTAGCTCGCCCAGTAAACAGGTGAGGCAAGCCTTTTAAATGCCACTCGATGTAGACTTCCTTGTAATCGCTTACAACACGGTAAACAAAGGCAGTCTCGTCTATGTATTCTGTTACACTCACTATTGTAGTTCTTTCAGTGTTTCGACAGCTGTATTATATCCAGCTTTTACCTTTAAGTAATCTCGCAAGGTAAAGTTATCAGGGTCATTTTCCATATCATGCAATTGTCGACTAGCCCAGTCTCTTTGATTCTTTGCGTCAGTAGACAGTTGTAATTTACGCCAGTCATTAGATGACATTTTAGGGAAGGTTTTAGTAAGGTTCATTATATTATTTTTCTTTCTATTTTATTGGTTAGAGTGAACAGATAAAGATTAAGATTGCCCACGTTGCAAGAACAATCACTGGTGACAATAGCCATACAATAGCTTGTTCTTTCTTGGTAGGTTTTAGTGAGTCAAACATAACTTTTATGTCAGTATTTTCTTGGTTATTTTTCATGTGGTATTTTATTGGTTATTGTTTTCTACTAAGTCACTGAATAAAAACTTATTTCTTAAGTCACTGACAATTAACGAAAAAGTTATAAAGTAAATACTCATGTCTATAATTTCGATTAAGTATAAAACGGAAAGTAATAACCTACCTTTTAAATTATCTTTTAGATTTAATTTCATATTATGCTACCTCCAGTTTTAATGCTTCGTACTTTTTAAGAGTTGCTACCTTTAGTATATTAAAAGCATAGGTCATCATGTAATCATTCAAGGTAATGTCATCTGTATTATGGTCATTTTCTTGCACTTCCTCTTCTACCTCATCAAATAAATTATCGTCATAAGAGCCATGCTCAAACTTAACAAAATTGACTAATTGCCAAGCTTTGTAATAAACAAACGAATGATCGCAATTTGAACATATTTCAAGGATCGCATCGTAATAATCAAATGATGAATCTAGGTTATAATCTTTTACAGACTCAACAAGTGAGTCTATAAGTGAATTGAATTTATCTTGGTTCATGATGATGTTTTTTCTATTGTTTGATGGTTATAATTAATTTAAGAAAGGGCAAGACCGACTTTGACTGCATCATTGCAAGATGAATACTTGACCAGTACGGAGCTAAAGAAGGAATCATTATGATATCCATCCCATCCATAAAGCGAGTGATCTTGACCTTGTCCATTTAAAGAATCGTTAACACGCATGAATTCATTTAGATCGTAAACTTGCCCACGATAGCGAAAGAATGAACTTTCTTCTATTGTATCATAGGAATCTTTTAATTCGTTTTGTTCTTTATTGGTAAGGTCAAAGAAGGATAGTATTTCCTTGAAGTGATTGTTTGTGATAATTTTCATAGTATTTTTTCTATTTGGTTATGGGTTAAAATTAACATGCCATCCTTAAACTATAAAATTGAATTTCTGTAAAGACTTTATTTTTAAGTTTTTTGTAAGTCATTGGTTTTACTTAATAGAAAAAAAAATAAAAAAAGTTTTATAGAATTATTGATCAAATAAGATTAAAAGACTTTGACTAATCAAAGTAGATAGTTTGATTGATAGTAGATAAAGGCTTTGATTAATGATTGCTATAGACTTTGATTGATCAAAAATAAACAGAGTAAAAAATACAAATTTATAAATGATAACAGATTATCAATAAGATCAATCGCATCTATTGCTTTACTCGTGTAGTACTATAACAAACTGGATAGGCTTTGCTTTACTCGTGTAGTATTCCCTAACTCGTTGATTACCAGTAATTAGACATAATCTATATTGTACGATTCACGTTGATAATCAACGAGTTATGAAATTAATTTTAACAGTATNCCCACCCCACTAGTAATTTTAGAGGGGTATCGAGGGGGTTTTTTCCGTTCGCGTATATAGCGTAAGCCCCTCAAATTTTTCTACCAAAAATCCAATATACTTTTGTTTAAAAGCAGAGCATGTCTCACATTATCTCTTCATCGTCATCATCTTCATCATCTTCGTCTTCTAGTTCTAAAAGGATGACACTGGTAGCTAATATATCGTATTTAACAAACTCCAGTACACCTAAGATTGTTTGGTCATTCAAATCGAACTCCCCTTTATAACGATTTATTAAATTACATAAGTCGTTGGTTAACAAGTCTGTCTGAGTATCTATGTCCATATCTTTAAATTTAAGGCTTTACAAATCTGAAAATCGTTTATAATGTTATCTATAACTT